CTTTTTACAGCGGAAATTCTCGAACCGGATAGACGAGCCGAGCCGCGTGCACCAGCACGTTGCCCAGCATCCCCAACTTCACGAACTCAACCTGCGTCGGACCGCTCCAGTCGAACTGGCCAAGCGGAAACGCTTCGCTCACAAACCGGCGCAGCGTGGATCCAGTCGGCTGCGCATAAGTGTCGAAAGCCGCGCAGATCGCCTCGATCGACGCCTGAAAGATCGGCTCGGAGACGCCATCCTGGAAGCTCATGAAGCCCGACATTACAATCTGGTGCGTCCGGCTCATGGCATTCAGATCCTCGTCGGCTGCCCTGGTCGCATCGCGCGTTACCTGCCAGGCGTGCACCAGCGGAGCGGATGGATTGGTCAAAGCGTCAATGAAGACGGCCTTGAACTGCGCGTCGGATGTGGTTCCGCGCGTCATGTCGTAAACGTTGGGACCTACACCCGCCACGCCAGCCAGGCGCGCCGTCACGGCCGCAACGGCCGTCTGCGCGCTCACGCTAAACCACCAGTAAAGCCGTGTGCGACGAAGGCGCGGGCGATGCTGGCCTCCATCGCCGGCGCGCACAGCGGCTCGATCGCAATCAGCGCGCGAGAGAACATCTGGTGCCCCTGCGTGCCCTTCTTCTTGATCGACATCGCGATCGCAAACGCCATGCTCAGCGCCTGCTTCTCATCCTCGATACCGAACTTCTTCTGTACCCAGGGCAGCAGCTCGGACGCGGGCGGCATGTGTGGAACCGTGCCCGTCTCCACCGGCGCCGCATACTTTGAAGCTCCCAGCGTGGGGTTGACGCCGATGATCTCCTTGAACATTCCAGCGTCCTTGACGAATGTCGACACTACGGATCCGGCCAGGTTCCCGAAGCACACTGCCGCCGGCTTGCCGTTGTAAGGCGTCGAGATATAGTCGACCACCATCTCGGCACCTTTGGTGCCCAGCGTCTCCAGGCCGGCCTGCGTGCCCTCCGCGACAGCCGCCATCATCGCGGGCTCCAGGCCCTCCACACCGCGAATTTGAGCGGACCAGCTCATCGCGTGTACTTGCCGTGGACCAGGCGGTCCACTCCGGAGTTCTGTTCGAGATACTGATTGCCGAGCGCGAACGCCGGTCCCACTTCTGCTTCGCCGGTTGCGCCTTCCTCAATGCCCATGTGGTTGTAGTAGCGCTTGCGCAGCGCCTTGGCCACCGAAAACATTTCCTGCGATTTGCTGCGGTAGTTCACCACGTCGGCACTCATCGTGGAATCGCCAACGCTCACGTAGTGGCTGGCCAGCACCTCGGCCGCCAGGCTCGCGGCGAAGTCTGTCACCGCGTAAAAGTCCTTGTCGGGAACCGTGGATCCGTCAGGCAGATGGCGTGCGGACCAGGTGCAGCGCACGTTGTCGCCAGTGTTCGGCGTGTCGAAGTTGATCAGGATGGTATCCGCAACGCCCGGCGCGCGGTAGATCCTGAAGTCCGAATCGACGATCAGCTGCGGCGGCTGCTGGCCAATCGGGAACTCCATCGTTTGAATTACGCTGAAGTTCGGCTCGAAGACCGGCAGATCGTCGCCCTCGCCTGGCGCCTCCGGCAGCGGAATGTAGTTGGTGCCGTTGCCCTCTATGTCACTGACGATGTAAAGCGGCGAGTCGGCCGAGTAGCGCTCGATGATCGCGCGCACCACCAGGGCGTTGATGTTGGGGACATAGCTCATGTCGCCCACAATCACGTTGGGGATCTCTGCAGCGAAGTCCGAGATGGCGTAAGGAAAAGGCAAACTGCGCTCCCAGTGTGGTGTGAATCCGCGGGGGTCAGACTGCGACGCTCAGGTATCAGCCAAGCAAAGGATGTGCGATCTGACGGGCCATCCTGGCAACCCTGGCCCCGCGAACTGTTAAACGTCGATCTCGACCAGGTCGAGAACCACGTTGGCATTCTTCGGCACGGTGGTTCCAGGCACAGCCGTCACGTTGACCGTGATGACGTCACCCTTGTTGACACGGAAGCCGCCGGGATACTGCGAGTCCAGGCTGATCGGCGTGTTGACCGCATTCGAACCCGCGCCGACCGCGATCGACAAGCTGGCTGCCGGGTTGATGGCCACGGCGTTGACCAGGACGTTGACCGTGGTTGCGCCTGCGCCCGTGCCGCTGTCTGAAAGGCAGAGCTGCGCGCCAATGACCCGCGACGGCCGCTGCACAATGTAAGTAATCGCCGCGGTGGCCACGGCGAGCGTGGGCTGCAGCGGGAGAGTGAGAAGGCTTTTCCGGAAACTGTCCTGCATCGGGATCCTCGCTTTTCATTCGAGGCTCCGGATCTCTCCGGAGCCTCGCCAGCAATGCGTCTACTGCCATCGTTGGTTGGGTATGTTAGCCCGCGACGACGTGTTTGCCCACGCCGCGGAAGTCTATGATCGCGCCCGCGAAGACCATCTTCACCTTGTACTGAAGCTCATCCATCGTGAACTGAGTTCCGATGGTGGGCTGGTTGGCGAGGAAGATCTGCGGATTCTCGATGCCGTCGAGGAAGCCCATCTCCAGAAACGGTGCGTTGTTCTGGTTCGTGCCGTAGTAGTAATCGGTCACGTCGGTGAGCTTTTCGTTGACATAGATGCGCTCGTTGTTCACGCCGAACCGCTGGAAGAAGGCGTTCGATCCGGCCGTGTTCGTCTGGTTGATCTGGCGCGCCGTTGCAGCTAGCGCAGGCGGCACCATGATCCAGTCGAGCGGCAAGCCCAGCGGTTCACCGGAATTCTTCTCCGTCTGGGTCAGCAGCGCCACTTCGTCGGCGATCAGCGAGTCCTGCGAGAGAGCCACGGTGCTCAGGTTCGCGTGAGCCGAGTTGAACCACGCGACCGCATCGGCCGTGTAGTTGGGGTTGTTGATGAAGAAGTTGGTGATGTAGTTCTTCAGCGTCCAGCGGCCGGCGCGCGCCAGGCGGCCGGGGAAGCGGGCGATCGCACCGAGATCGTCGTTGCGGATCGTCTCCTCGGAGATGCTGAGCAGGTTGCCGTACTTCGACACCTGGTAGGTCACCAGTTCGTCCGTCGGATAGCTGATCTCGGCGTAGGCTCCGCCTTCAGCCACTGACGCCAGCTCAGCGAAGTACCCCTCGCGGACCCGGTCCTGCAGCTTGTAATCGCTGATGGACTCCTTGGTGTAGAGATTGCTCAGTCCATCGAGCGCCAGCTCTGCCCAGTCCTGCAGCAGCCGCTTGGTCATGGAGTTCAGCAGGATATTCGGGAAGTCGCCGGTCAAAACAGCTTCACTAGCCAGCATGCGCTGACCGCTGAAACCACCGCCGTTGGTGAGCCGGGCCAGGTCATGGTCGCCGGTGATGGCAACGTACATCTCGCGGAGGCCGCGGAATGCAGGTACGCCTTTGTTCATCGACTCCTTGATGCCCAGGGCGGCTTCGCAGGCAAGCGTGAGCTTGTCGGCGGAGTCGAGCGTGACGCCGGCCGCGGCATGGATGCGGCCGATCCCGTTGAATGCGGCGAACGCCGTGCGCACGGTCGAGATCTCGGCGTCGATCTTCGCCTGCGGAAGATCCGCCTCGGAAGTCAATGCGAGTTCGAGATGCGTCCGGGCCAGATCCTGCGCGGGTTTCGGCAGCTTCGATGCAAGCAGCGAAACCTCAACGCGGTTGCGGCTCTGGATGCGGTGAGCCTCGGCGAGCTGCGCGGTGACAGCCTCGGCGGTAACAGCGGGGATCACAGCGGCGACGACCACAGGAGCGGGAACCGCTTCGGTCTGTGCGGCGATGACGATGTCGAGGAAGGCCGGATAATCGGCTTCCGCGACGTTGGCGAATTTCAGGCTCAGCTCGGCGCAGCGCGACGCATTCTTCTGCCGAAGCGCTTCGAGCAGTTGAAGAATAGATTTCTTCATGGATGCTCCTTCGGTAGCACTGGCAGTGCCGCCGCGGTTGGGGCGATTCGGTTGGATCGCAGTGGCTGTTGCGTTGACGGCGCGCAATTGCGCCGCTGAAACATCGTTGGCGACGGAGGCCGCCGCGGTAAGAAACTCGCCGCCGGCGCCGCCGCGCGCGCAAAGGTCCACGGAATAAAGGCTGCCCACGCTCTCGGCCACCAGGCATTGCTTACCTTCGACGACGCCAGCCCTGTAACCAAAGTGGCCCAGCACCGAGACGCCAAAGAGATTGAGCCTCTTCGCCTGGCGCGCTTCATCCAGGCGCGAACGCAGCACGCTCTCAGCAGAGAAGAGATTCACATAGCCAGTTGCGCGATTGCCATCCACCTGGGCGCCGTCGAGCCATCCGGCAATGCGGTCAGCCTCCACGGCGCCGGTCGGATCATGGCCGCGCTGATCGGGATGTATGCGGCCAAATGGTTTGCCATTCATCGCTTCAGCCACCAACGCAACGAACTCGGGCGGATAATAGTGTGGAGCAGCGCTGCCATTCAACGCGCCGCCTCCCCATCCAGCTTTAATCGCCGCGATCTTATAGCGGCCCGGCGTGCATTCCGCAGCCGCTTCAGCCGTGTCAAACTCGCAGGCTTCCGAGACCGCGACGTACGCTGTGGTCACTTCCTGCGCGTCGCCGAAGGTCACATCGTCGTCCGTGATCGTGTACGGAATGCGATAGAGCTTGTCGTCAGGGCCGCGCGCGACCAGGTAATCGTTGAATGTTTCGAATAGATAGAACCGGCAGCATCCATCCGTGCCCAGGCCAAACTGCTCGCGCAGTGCGCCGTTCAACAGCGTCTGCTGCTCATCGAGCGAAAGCTCGGCCGCGTCGGCTTCAGCCGTAAGTAAGTATCGGAGAGTGTGCATGCTCAGCCCTCATTGTTGGTTCTCCCGCCGCGCGAACGCGACGCAGCGGGAGAAGTTGAGTGTGC